GGTCGCCAAGCTCAACGCCGAGGCATTCGAGCGACTTTGCGACGAGTGACGTGCCGCTCCGGTGCATTCCCAACACAAGGATAAGACGGCTCAATGCCGGTGCTCGCGGCGCGTCATTCGATCCTCGCGCCAGCACAGCAGAATATGCCTGATATATTCCGGGACCTGCATCCCAAGTAGCCGCGCCTCGTCGTATAACTCCTGCCGAAGCAACGGCGGGATGCCGATATTGATGCGGTTTTCCGTAATCGATCCCGTAAACACTGGCACACTCCAGTAACGCGGCGGGTACTACCGCGTAGTTTCTGTGCGATTACCACAAGCACTAGTAGTCGCCAAGAGAAATAACCCGCAATTATCGCAACGATGCTGCCGCCGAAGCCGCGCGAGCCCGATGATCTGGCCAATCCAGAACGGAACAAGCGAGTAGAGGCAGAGGCATCCCTTCGTGCTGATCGAGCGCGCTCTATCGAAAGATCGTTGCTCGCCACTCCCGAAGGACGCGAGTGGATATGGACGCTGCTGAAAGAGTGCGGTTTGTGGGCTAACGGCGAGATGGTTCCGTTCCAACAGGGAATGCGAGAGGTAGGCGTTCAGCTACTGCGCCAGCTTGCGCGTTCATCGCCAAACGACTTCGCGCGCATGTTCACCGAACAAGATAACCGTTGATGAGCGAAACGCTCGCTCCTCCGGTCGAGACCCCAGCCGTTCAAGCGACTCCCTCTGCGGCAGTACCTGCCGGGGCGGCGCATGAGACAGCGGTTGGCAACCTGCCGCCGGGGACGCCGGAGACGACAGCCCCGGCGGCTCCTTCTCTTCAGCCGGAAACGCCTGCTCCGGCAACGCAACCGGCGCCGTCCCTCCTCAGTACGGCAAAGCCGGCAGAGGCTGATCAGCCAACGGGTCAGCCTCCAGAAGCCGAAGCGGCTCAACCCCCAGGTGAAGCCCCTCCGGCCGAACCACTGCCGCTCCCGACCTACGAGGCATTCGCGCTCCCAGAGGGTGTTCAGTTAGATCAGGAGCGGCAGTCGGCCTTTACCGCTATCCTCGGCGAGACCGAGAACAAGATCGTCACCACACCGGCCGAAGCGCACGCGCTCGTTCAGGAGATGGGCCAGAAGCTGGTCAATCTCTACCTCGAAGAAGCGCAGGCCACATCCGAACGTCTTGCTCAACAGCAACAGCAGGTTTGGTCGCAAACCCGCGAGCAATGGGTGTCTGAGTTCAAGGACGATCCAGAGATCGGCGGCAACCGTCGCGATACCACGCTGGCCCGCTGTGGCGCGATGGTCGAGCTCTACGGCCGCACTGTCGGCCCACAGCAAGAGCAAGCGCTACGTGACGCCATGACGCTGACTGGCGCTGGCGATCATCCCGAACTCCTCCGCTTCATCAACTGGGCAGCCGGCTACGCGGTCGAGAACTCTCGCATGGTCGCAGCACCCGCGATGCCGCAGCCAATCCCGATGAGCCGTGCCCAACGCATGTATCGAAACTCAATTCCTATGAATGGAGCCGCCTAGATGGCATTCCTAAGCCTTATGGATGTTGCCCGTCGCATGGACCCTGACGGCGATATCGCCATCATCGGGGAATTGCTATCGCAGGCCAACGAGTTCTTCAAGGACATGACCTGGGCGGAAAGCAACACCGACACCGGGCACAAGTCCACGGTTCGCACTGGTCTGCCCAGCGGTACCTTCCGACTTGCTTATGCCGGTGTGCCTTACAGCCGTTCAACCACGGCGCAGGTCATCGACTCGATGGGCTACCTCTCAGCCTACTCGCAGTTGGACAAGCGGGTGGCGGAGTTGGGCGGCAAGACGGCGCAGATCCGCATGACGGAAGATAGCGCGTTCCTGGAAGGCATGAGCCAGCAGATGGCCACTACCTTCTTCTACGGGAACGAGGCAACCAACCCGAACCAGTTTACAGGGTTTTCGCCGCGCTTCTCTACGGTTGCCACTGCTACCGCAGCCAATGCGCAGAACTGCATAGACGCTGGCGGAACAGGCAGCGCCAACCTCTCGATTTGGATGGTCGGCTGGGGCGACATGACCACCTTCGGCATCTATCCAAAGGGCACCAAGGCCGGTCTGACATTCGAGGATCGCGGCGACGTGGTTCCGGGTTATGACTCCTCAAACAACCCGTTCCCGGCCTATACCAGCTACTTCGAGTGGAACGCCGGTCTAGTGGTGAAGGACTGGCGTTACAACGTCCGCATCTGCAACGTGGACACAACGGCGGGTGCACAGGGTCTGTTCGGCACAACGCCGCCCGACCTCTTCTATCTCATGTCCAAAGCCGTCGTTCGCTTCCCGACGCTGAGCAAGCGCGTGTCAGGCATCACGGAGACGGACGCTCCCGACGAACCGGCGCCGGGCATCAATCCAGCGTTCTACTGCAACCGCACCGGGCGGGAGAGCTTGGACATTCAGGCGATCCGGGACAAAAACGTGTTGCTCAAACCCACGGAATACGCCGGTGCACCGGTGGTTGAGTTCCGAGGCGTTCCCATCCGCGTCTGCGATACGCTGCTCAACACCGAATCCCGCGTAGTCTGAAGGAACCGCCAAGATGCTCTTTGAACAAGACCTGATGTTTTGGAAGGTGGCGGGCACCAACAGCTTCACCGCTGGTGAGTTCGTCAGCTTCGCTACCGTTACAAACTCCTCGATCTCATCGCAGGTGGTGCTGGGTAATCCCCGAGACCTCGGCATTGGCAACGGGCAGGAACAGCCGCAGGTTGCCGTTTGCGTTGGAACAGCATTCACGTCTTCGCTGGCAACTGCGACGTACAACATCCAGTTCATCGGATCGACCAACGGCACGCTGTTCACGACCTACAGCGAGACCGGGGCGATGCTCAGTGCCTCGTTGGCTGCCGGCAGCATTCTGCACTTTGATATACCGCCTCGGCCACCGGGCGCAGCTCTGCCGTCGTTCTACTATCTGAATATGCTTCTGGTGACGAACGGCACAGCGTCGATTTCCACCGGAACGCTGGTTGCTGGCATTGTGCTGACGGCGCCGGACAACTCTCGTACGTTGTCGCAGTATCCCGCAGGGTTCACGGTTGCCTAAGATGCCGAACGAGAACTCTCCGAATGACGTGCTGCGGATGCAGACCAGCGACGATGTGTCGCTCCTGCGGCGGCAGGTTGAAGAGCTACAGGCGCAGTTGGCGCAGTATGAACCGTCGAACGTGGTCGAGACTGAGTTCGGCGGCGAAACACCGCGCTATCGTCTGAGAGAAGCTGGCTTCTACGGTTCTGGTGTCGAGTGTTCTTATTTCGCGGCTGGTCGCGAGATCGAGTACACCGAGACGCCGAACCTGGAGATGGTGCCGCTCAACGACGCGGCGCGCCGCCGGATGCAGGCGTATATTGAGTATCTGACTGAGTGTCAGCAGCGCAAGGCGCAGCAGGACGGTCGCCAGTTCAATGGCCTCGTCACTGATCGCGGTGTCTGGATTGCGGACGCCGATCAGGTGGCGCGCCAGCGCGGCGCAGTTCAGGCTGTTGTCATGCCGACCGACAAGGGCGAGCCGCCTCCGATGCCGCACATGGCGCCGAAGCGTAGGCCTGGTCGTCCGCGCAAGACGGTGAATGACGTGACGCCTCCGGCGCCTCCGTCGCCTCGTCCTGGGTTTATTCCAGCGAACGGCGAGGAGATTGGGTTCCGCAACAAGGGTGCTGGCTGATGGCGAGCGGCGGACCCCAGAAGGATCAGGATCTGCACGATCAAGTGGTTTCGGTGTCGCCGCTGAAGTGGAAGACTGAGGCTGAGCTGAGGGCGGCCACCGACTGGAACACGAAGCCGAGTGGCGGAACAACGCCGTACACGCTCAAGGGTCACTTTAGCTGATGGCAACCGGCACCGGACACAAGCAAGGCACGCCGACAACTACCGTTGCCGAAGCGCGTACTTCTACGAACTGGTGGGCGATACCTGCTGGCGGCAAGACGCCATACACCTTGATCGGGTCGTTCAGATAATGCCGCCAGTCTCCGAGAGCCAACGTCGCCTGATGCACGCGGCCGCGAATACCAAGGGCGGATTTGGTGGTGTGCCGCAGTCTGTTGGGCAGGACTTCGCTGATGCGGACCAGCCTGGCGCGCTGCCTGAGAAGGTTGGCAAGAAGCCATCGCACGCCGATCGCCTCTACTCCAAAAAGAGCGTGAAGCGTGGCCGGTAGCAAGAAGTGGATCAAGGGTGCGGCAGGCAAGTCAGGCGCGCCAAGTAAGTCTGATAAGCCGGCGTTGGCGCCAGCGAAGTCGAAGGCCGATCTTCTATACCGACCAAAGAAAGTTGCGAGGGGCTGATGTCACGCGCAGAGAAGATGTACAGCAAGGGCGCCAAGATCCAGCCCGCAGATGGCGCCGCAAAGGAAGAGTCTGGCGCCGTTAAGGATGTGAAGGAGACTGCCGGCAGCCCGCATAAGACTGAGGCATCTCCGACGAAGACAGAGCACGCGCCCGATGCGTCTGGTATGATCTCGCTTGATGACGT